CCAGCAGTTGATGCACTTGAACAACATATCTGTAATGCTGAAGAGCATAGGCGCTACTCAGTTTGGATACTTGATTCAGGCAGACCATGTACATACCCTAGCCACTGAGTTCATTAAGAATGCAGGGTATCGTAACGCTGGTCAGTTCATTGGCGATCCTAACGAGATTAAACCTCCAGAGCCACAGCCGTCTGCTGATATGGTAGCTGCTCAGGGCGAAGCACAGAAGGATGCTGCTGACGCTCAGTTGAAGCAAGCTCAGGCTCAAGCACAACAGGCAGAGGCTCAGATGAAGCAAGCAGAACTACAGCTCAAGCTAGAGGGTATGAAGTTTGAGCGTGAGAAGTTTGAATGGATGAAGAAGAAAGAAGCTGCGGAACTAGGACTCGAAGCTCAACAGAAGCGCCCAGTAGGTATTGGCGATAGTAAATTGAGAATGAGTGGAGAGTGATTTGAACGAAGAAGAGAAAGCAAACGCAGCTAAGATGCTATTGAGAGGTGACCTATTAGGACAGGTTGTCTCTGATATTAAGGAAAACATAGCCGAAGCGTGGGCAGTGTCAGATGATATTGACGAGCGTGACAGGCTATGGTACTTGCAAAAGTCAATAGGGATGTTTGAAGAAGTCCTAGAAGGCTATGTATCTAACTACGAATTTGCACAAAAGTTGAAATAGTTCTTTACTTTTGGCATAAAGTATGCTATAATATATACATAGATTAATATTAGATAACTTAATAGGAGGCTACCCCCTAGTGGATGCCCTAAATGAAAACAGTATTGATAACGCAGTAGCTCGTCTTTTAACGCCCTCTACGGAGCAAGCAGATCAAGAAGTGCTAGAGCAAGAAACCCTCGAAGAGGAAACTCAAGAGGTCACTGCTGAAGAGGACGACACTGAAGTCGAACTTGAAGCAGAGGAAGAAACCGAAGTCGAAATGGAAGAAGACGATGGTGACGCTGAAGTGGGGGATTCCGAAGAAGAGGATGACCAAGCTGAGGTTCAAGAGGAGACTTCAGAAGATGATCTATACGCTGTTAAGGTGGATGGTGAAGAGTACGAAGTTAACCTCGAAGAGCTTAAGAAGGGTTATCAGCTAGAGAAGAATTACACTAAGCGAGTCCAGAAGCTACAAGCAGAGTCTCAAGAGTTAGATAATATTAAGACAAACTTGACAGCTGAGCGACAACAGTATCTGCAACTTATGGAACTAGCTGCCGCACAACAAATGGCAGAGGTTAATAAGTCTAAAGAACTGCTTGCTTCAATCGACAAAGAAGCTGATCCAGTTGAATATGTACGACAGCAGCTGCGTGTTCAAGATGTTGAAGACAACTTACGTCAGAACATTCAGAACTTCCAAGCAGCACAACAACAAGCTGAACTACAGCGACAGGAACAGCAGAAGAAGATTGTAGCTATGGAACAGGAGAAACTAAATCAGCTAGTACCTGAGTGGTTATCTTCAGACTTCCAGAAAAGTGTTATTGATTATGCTAAGGAGCAAGGTTACGATGATGCTGCCTTAAACACTATCAGTACCGCTCGTGATATTGCAATGCTGAATAAGGCTCGTCTTTACGATGAACTTGTTAGCAAGAAAGCTACTGTTAAGAAAAAGCGGCAGCCTATTGTTAAGAAGAAAGTAAAGGCATCTTCTCCAGCAACTGCACAAACACGAAAGGCTCGCGCAGTTAAGGAACAACGGCAAAAGCTAAAACGCTCTGGTAAAGTGGAAGATGCAGCTGCGGCTCTTCTCTCACTAACTTCTTAATCTTATTATATTAAAGGACTATTACAATGGCTAATCCAGTATTTGAAACTTACGGAACCAAGGGAATCCGCGAAGACCTCGCAGATATTATTTACAACATCGCACCTACTGACACCCCATTTATGTCTAACGTAGGTAAAGGCACAGCTTCTGGTACTTATCACGAGTGGCAGACTGATGACCTAACTGCCGCAGCTGACAACAAAGTTGCTGAAGGCGCTGCCGCTCCAGCCGCTGAGTCTGTTGCTTCTGTACGTGTGGGTAACTACACTCAGATCGCTTCTAAGACTGTAAGCGTATCTGGTTCTAACGAAGCAGCTGATGCTGCGGGTAGGGCTTCTCAGATGGCTTACCAGCTGGCTAAGAAGGGAATGGAACTCAAGCGTGACATGGAGAAGACTCTAGTTGGTACTGACAAAGCACAGGTTGCTGGCGCTGCTGCTGGTACTGCTCGTGAGTTGGCTTCTGTTACTTCTTGGTTGGGTACTAACTGTAGCTTTGGCTCCGGTGGTGACGCTCCTGATGGTAATGGTACTGACATCGGTGCTGCTGGTACTGATCGTGACTTTACCGAAGCTCTGCTAACTGGCGTTGTTGAAGACTGCTGGGTACAGGGTGGAACTCCTTCTATCATCATGTGTAACGCATTCCAGAAAGCTAAGATCACTGCTTTCACTGGTAACGCTACTCGTTACAAAGATGTTGGTGACAAGACTATCGTTAACGCAGTAGACGTTTACGTGTCTGACTATGGTGAGTTGGCAGTTGTACCTAACCGCTTTATGCTCAACGAAACTGTTCTGGTTCTCCAGCCAGATATGTTCTCTGTTGATACTTATCGTGACTTCCAGACTAACGATATCGCCAAGACTGGTGACTTTGAGTCTAAGCAGTTGCTGGTTGAGTACACTTTGACCTCTAAGAACGAAGCCGCCTCTGGTGCGATTCGTGACCTTAACGTAAGCTAATCGTTAAGTGCTACACAGGCTGGGGTGTCTTAAGAGGCACTCCAGCCTTCTATTATTCTAGGAGTAACTATGTCTGACGTTCGTACCCACATTATTCAAAACAACGATGACACTCTTAGCATCGGGACTACTCAAGACTATAGCTCAATCTTTACCAACAATAAGATCGAAGCTGACAATAATCTAAACCGAACTAACAAAGATACCTTTGGACGTAAGGTTGCTACTATCCCCCTTAATCTAATTAATGCTTGGTGTAAAGAATGGAACTGTTCTATGCAGCAACTCTTTAACGATCCTTCATTGAAAGCAAAGATGTTTGCTCGTCTTAGAGATAGAGATTATTTGAAACTCCGTACAGATAATGGGCGTATATAATGGCAGTAAACAACTTAGGCGAACTCCGAACTCTAGTTAAGGATTGGAGTAACCGAACAGATATATCAAATTCAGTTATTGATTCGTTTATCAATATAGCTCAAGACAGAGCAAACAGAATCCTACGCCTTCCTATCTTGGAGGGCTTTTCTACACTTACAGTAACTAACAATACGCTGCTGCTTCCTTCAGACTACCTTGAGGTTAAGTCTCTCACTGTCGTGGTTAATGGTAAGTCTATAGAGCTTGAGCGTAAAGACCTTGCCTTTGTAACTAAGCAGCAAAACAATCAAGGCATACCTAAGTACTTTGCTCGTAAGCAGAGTAAGTTTATTATTGGCCCTTCCTCTGATGTTAGCTCTGCTGATCTTTATTACTACTATGTAGCTGATGATCTGGTTAATGATACTGATAATAATTGGTTTGTAGAATATGGAACTGACTTACTTCTATATGGTGCATTAACAGAACTATCACTGTATACCAAGAACACAGAGGAAGCACTTCAGTACGAAGCTAAGTTTAAAGCTACTGCTACAGACCTTATTAAGATGGCAGAGGATGCAGACTGGTCTGGTTCAACTATTAGCATTATACCTACGAGATAAACTATGACAGGCTTTTATAAAGAGTATGGTGATACATCCGGTGCTTATGTAAGCAGTGCTGAAGACGCAGCAGCGGCAGCTCTAGTATCTGAGAATGCAGCAGCAGCTAGTGCTACTGCGGCAGCTGCTTCAGAGGTGTTAGCAGGAAACCATGAAACTGCTGCATCTACTAGCGAAACTAATGCAGCAACTAGCGCAACGAATGCAGCTACGTCTGCTACTAATGCATCCACATCAGAAACCAACGCAGCTGGGTCTGCTACAGCAGCGGCTGGAAGTGCTTCCTCTGCTTCAACAGATGCAGGAACAGCTACTACTAAAGCATCAGAGGCTTCTACTAGCGCAACAAACGCAGCAACATCTGAAACCAACGCAGCAACTAGTGCCACCAATGCAGCTACGTCTGAAACCAATGCAGCAACTAGCGCAACGAATGCCGCCTCTAGCGCCACTACAGCGTCTACGCAGGCTACTAACGCAGCGTCTAGTGCAACAGCAGCTGCTACCTCAGAAACCAATGCAGGTAACTCTGCAACAGCAGCAGCCACCTCAGAAACTAACGCAGCCTCTAGCGCCACTAGTGCGTCAGGTAGCGCAACAACTGCTACCACTAAGGCTGGTGAAGCATCTACTTCTGCAACGAATGCAGCTACGTCAGAAACTAATGCAGCTACGTCTGCTACTAACTCAGCCAACAGTGCAACCTCAGCAGGTACTGCACAGACTGCCGCAGAAGCTGCAAGAGATGCAGCACTGGCAGCCTTTGATTCATTTGATGATAGATATCTTGGCCCTAAAGCTAGTGACCCTACTACCGATAACGATGGTGATGCTCTAGCTGCGGGTATGCTCTATTTCAACACCTCCACCGATGACATGAAGGTGTACGAAGGTAGCTCATGGGTTAACGCCTATGCTTCATTGTCTGGTGCGTTAATTGCAACTAATAACCTGTCTGACCTTAACAACGCAGCTACCGCAAGAACTAACTTAGGTTTAGGTACAGCATCAACTACAGCTGCCAGTGATTATGCTACAGCTGCACAGGCTGACCAGACTGTCGCACTAACTGGCGCAGGTACTACCACCATATCTGGTACATACCCTAACTTCACAATCACAGGCGCTGGCACTACCTACACCGCTGGCACAGGCATTACGCTTACAGGTACAGAGTTTAGTATTGGACAAGGCGTAGCCACTACTGACAGCCCTGCCTTTGCTGGCCTTACTGTAGACACTGACACCCTAGCAGTTGACTCCACAAACAATCGCGTGGGCATAGGGACTGCATCGCCTAGCGAAGAACTTGAAATAGCCTCGTCCTCTCCTACAATACGACTCACAGATACAGATGACTCAACATATGGCTCTGTAAGCTATAACGTAGGCGCTTTACTGCTTGGGGGAGACAATACAACAATACGCTGCTACACAGCTGGCTCAGAACGCATGCGCATAGACTCCTCTGGCAATGTGGGCATAGGGACTGCATCGCCTACCAGAGAATTAGATATTGTTGGTGACATAGGGATTTCAGGTAGAATTAAACCAACAGCAGCGGCTGGAACTACTACAGCAGCGGCTCCTAGACTATGTATTGGCTATGACTGGGATACAGGGCTATTCCAAGACACTACCAACACTATAGGGTTTTCTACTGCTGGCACAGAACGTATGCGCATAGACACCCTTGGTCGGGTAGCTTTAGAAATTGCGACAAGTACAGGCCCAATACTTAGTTGCAAGAATACTTCTGGCACTGACTCGGGCTTTTCAGTAACTCCATATGGCGGCACTACAAAACTTGATGCTTATCTTCCTTCTTTCGGTAGCGGCCAACATATGACATTTAGACGAGGCAGCTCTGGGGAAACCATGAGGTGTGCGTCTAACGGACGGGTAGGAATTGGAACTACAGCCCCCGCGCAAGCGTTACATGTTGTAGGGTCTATTGTAGCTACTGGTAATATCACAGCTTACTATTCTGATGAACGCCTTAAAGACTTTAAAGGCAAGATTGATAACCCTCTTGAAAAGCTGAACACGCTCAATGGTTATTACTTTAAGCCCAACGAAACTGCAATACTTGCAGG